GCCTGAGGGGTCGTCCCCGGCCCCAACCCCCCAAAGGAGGGGGTTCCTCCCTAGGTGGTGGGGTGTACATGCGTACAGTGATCAGGTGTTCAGTCCCACAGTGAACGTTCGTTCAGTATGTTGTCTTCGTTCATATAGAACGCCAGCGTCTTCGCTCGCGTTTCAGCCTCATGGTCAGCGGCAGTCTTCTCTGCTCGTTTGGTTTCTCGTTTTGCAAGCCAGTTGCGATAGTAATCCTCACTCATGATAGGATCATATTCGCATTCCCCACCATCATCTTCGAATGCGTCCCATTCTTCCATCACATCGAAAAAGTCATCCCCTTCCACTAGGGGGTGAGCCTTGCGAACCTCAGTTGCTTGGGCGAGGAGTTGCGTTGCGAGTTCTTCGTTGAAGGTCATCTTCGTTTTCCTTGGGGTTGGTTTCATTGATACGCTGAGTCTACAAAACTTTTTTGTGGCTGTCAATACTGAACACTATTCCAGTGATTCATAGGCTAGTTCTACGCCACAAGAATCACTGAGAGTGTAGGTGGTAGCCTGTTCACTACCACTCCAGAGGGACCACACTTGTCGCTCTAGTTCGATGATATTGCTTCCAGTTAGAACGTCGATGGTTTCACCATAGCAGTCATGAACATGTGCGGTGTACAGGGTTTCAGTTGCGTTGCTCATTTCATTTCCTTTCGAGAACTGTTTCCTACTTGTCATATCGACAATAGAGCAGATTTTCTTGAGCGTGTCAACTAGAAAAAAGTTTTTTTTGCGATTTTTTTGGCACAGCTTTTGCTAGACCCCCCTAGCGAGGGGTCGCGCCCGGCCCGGACCCCCCGAAAGAGGGGGTAGTCCCTCAATCGGGCCATAAAAGTGATTAAAGACCTAATCCCAAACCTCCTTTATGACTTTGTTATCCTTTATGAGTTGGAAGTGCCCAAGAATTGGTACGCCACCACCAGCCCCCCAAGGCTGTTGGTTGATATAGTTTCTGGTGGCCTTGCCATCAGAGACGCTCCAGTGAGAGGCTTTCCATACGGCCCGCTTTGGGGAGCAGCGGTCCATACCGATTTGGGTGATAGAACCATATCCACCTTCGCCGCCACATGGACCAAAGAATGTGGTGATAACGCATTTGTACATGGTTGGTTCTCCTTGTGATGCTCTGATTAGACCTAGTATCCGCCTCTCAGTGTTGGCGGGATCTTCGTTATTCTACACTCTTTATCGTCCAGGTCAACAGCCAAAATCCACAAAAAGTTTTTTCTGACACACCGTTTGCTCGTGCAAATACCATGCCAAACCTAGCTTTTTGGTTTTGGTACGACATTTGTTAGCACCCCCCCAGCGAGGGGTCGTGACCGGCCCGGACCCCCCGAAAGAGGGGTAGTCCCTCAATCGGGCGGGTATACAGGTTTACACTAGTGGGCCGGAAACCAACGCTTTCGTAACTCGGTTGCACCTTCGATGATAATGCACCGCAGTAGTGTACGGTATGCAGTACTGATCGTTGGATTAGGCAACGCATCTTGAGCCCCCCTCATCGAGGTGGTGATCTCTTGATCAGTCATAGCTTCCATCGCAGCCTGAAAGTATGGGCCATTGTTTTCAATGTTGAACATAGGTTTACTCCTCACAGTTGAACGGGCATGTAATCGAGAACCACCTCACAGTGATCCTTGCAGCACGGGCAGACTTCATATTCTACCTCGGTGTCGTTCAGGAACACGTTGCAGCAGCCGCTAGTTGCGACCTGAACTTCGACATAGGTTTCCTCGATCTGACGGGTTTCGAAGGCGATGCTCATGAGTGAGTCTCCGTTAGTGGGGTTGGTTACCATGTCTCAAGTATACTCTCTGTATCGGCTCGGTCAAGTCCCTCGGTCAAGTTTTTTTTGTTTTTTTTCTGGCACAGGGTTTGCTAGTAGACCCCCCTAGCGAGGGGTCGCGCCCGGCCCGGACCCCCCTTGCGAGGGGTGGGGGTGTGTTAACAGATAGGAGTATAACAATAAAAAATAGAAACAATAACGCAAGAAAGAAACAACATAACACAAACAACATCCATATCGCCATCGTTCATAGGTTTGTCCTCAATAGTATAGCCCAACAGAATACAACCCACACCACTGCAACAATGGTTGTTGTCACGTTTTATTCCTCACAAATGATCTTGCGAAGTTTGATTTCAGTAGCGTTTGGGAATCGCTCAAAGATTGCGTCTTCGGCGTCCATCTTTGTTTCAAGGTGAGGGCGAAGTTTCCAGGTCCAACGCTGTCCATCAGCCTTGAAACTGGCATCCCATCCAAGGAAGATATGGGCATGACGACGATAGCGACCGTAGTCGGGAGAACTGTAGGTATTGTAGGTGTTGAATCTCATTCTTTCTTTCCTTTTCTTTCGTTTTCCTAAGTCTAGCAGATTTTTTTGGCTTGTCAATACTGAACACTAGTCCAGTGATTCGCAGATGAGTTCTGCGCCGAGGTCGTCACTAATGGTATAGGTGACAGCCCAATCGCTGCCACTCCAGAGCGACCATACTCTCTTCTCAAGGTCGAGGATATCCGTTCCGGTGAGCGTGTCAATCTCTTCACCAAAGACATCATAGACGGTAGCAGTGAACAGGTTTTTAGTAGCATTAGCCATTTTCTTTTTCCCTTTCTTTCTTGTCCCTTACTTCTTATATCGACATTTTACGGACTGAACTTGAGTCTGTCAACTAGAAAAAAAGTTTTTTTTGCGATTTTTTGGCACAGCTTTTGCTAGACCCCCCTAGCGAGGGGTCGCGACCGGCCCGGACCCCCCTTGCGAGGGGTAGGGTATGTTAACAGACGCCACGATGGTAGACGAATCCTTCCTCGTCTTCAATCTCAAAACGAACGGCCATCCCATGAGCGTCATCGACGATACTGGTAATCTGTTCAGCAGGGTTGTTGGTGCCGTTGAATGGAACCACGTCGAGTTCGTTTCCCTGAGCGTCAAAAAATGTGATGAAGTTGGTCATTGTTTTTTCCTTTGCTTCGTTTTCTCTATTCTACAGTATCGGCTTTTTCTTGTCAAGTGCTTGAGAAGATTTTTTTGGATTTTTATTCTTCCCACTCTTCCACGATGATCGAGCAGTGTTCGCCACAGTGAGGGCAGATACCGATCTGCTCTTGCTCAGGCGAGAGGATCGAGTTGCAGCATTCGCTAACCGTTTCGGTGAACTTCATTTTCTTTTTCCTTTTCTTTCTTTCCTTACTTCTTATATCTACATTTTACAGAGTAGACTTGAGCCTGTCAACTAGAAAAAAAGTTTTTTTTGCGATTTTTTTGGCACAGGGTTTGCTCGTGCAAGTTTCATGCCAAAACTTTGGTACAGGATTTGCTAGCACCCCCCTAGCGAGGGGTCGCCCCCGCTCAAGACCCCTCATTTGGGGGATTTATGATGTTATTTTTACTATATGTTATTAACATTAAAAAGTTGTTATACTATTTCGACTATATTAAGGGGGGTTTTTATATTTTATAGTGTTATTAACGCCTCCTGACTATAAAGGCGCGGTGGTACAAAAACAATAAGCCCAACCAAATTAAATAGTATTACCTAAACCTTCAGATTAGCCCTAAGAACAATCCCTTCTAGCTTCTCCAAGAATCTTTGTGACCAGATGCCTTATTTCGTTCTTTTCCTGTTCTCCATACCTATCAACAGAACCAAAGAATTCTGAAGTTTCTGGAGTAAACCCCGGCCAGAATTTTTCACATATTTTTTCGACTAAATTAACATCGATTGTTTTACTGACTATTTTCTTGTTATTAATGATATTATCCAAATTATTTACAACTAAAGGATCTTCTTTATATCTATTTACTAATCTGCCCCTTAACCATCTCAAAAAATCAATGTTGCTATCTTTTCCAATATCATGTTTCATCGACAGCCCCCACCTTTTCTTCCTGCATAACAACATCAGAATCCTTGGATCTTCTGCCTCTAGGTTTTTTAATAACTAATTTTCTTCTTTGACGTCTTATCATAGCTACCGTAATATTCTTATTTGTAATCTTACTTAAATTTGCTGCAATCTCTTCATCGCTGAGTATATTATGGTTGTTTTTAATGTACTCTAGCTCAGTTTCCTGCCATCTGTGATATTTTGTTGTCATTTTATGCCCCTTAAATTAGACAATATTGTGTAATACGTTATTATAATAGTAACTTTACTCTAGAGATCAAGGTGAAACACATGCCCCCAGAATATAATTTTGTATCTTCTACCTTAAAAATTACCGCCTCAGAACATTTGGATGTTTCAAAAGACCTAGAATCAACATCAACCAAAAGCATTGCTCAGTTACTAGATGAAGAAAAAGAAGAAGACACCAAAGAAAAATAATAAGAAAAAAGGACTACCAAAAGGCATATCAGAAGAGGAATTCATTTCCGCTATAAATAATGTCACAAAAAAATTGGCACACAAGTTTAAATTTGGCTATCATAATTTTGAGGATATGAAATCTCAAGCTACTATCTTTGCCCTAGAGTGTCTAGATAAGTATGATAAATCTCGTCCACTGGAAAATTTTCTTTGGACCCACGTGAGAAATAGACTTTTTAACTATAAGCGAGACAATTATCAAAGGCCCGATAAACCCTGCATAAAATGTGAATTCCATAATCCTAAAAATGGTCCCGATAACTTTTGTAAAAAATTTTGTAAACCAGAAGAATGTCAACTATATAGCTTGTGGCAAAAAAGAAACAATAACAAAAAGAACCTAATGTCGCCACAATATATAGAGGAACAAAAAATAGCTAATAGCGAAGAAAATTCTTTTATATCAAAAATTGCCAATAAAGAAATCCTAGATATTATAGATAATAACTTACCACCGAGCGAAAGAGAAAATTATCTAAAAATTAAACATGGAGAAAGAATTCCGCGCAATGAGCTCGTTAAACTCCAACAAGAAATCATGATAATCATAAAAAAAAATGGCTACGCAGAAAAAAAATAAAACACCCAAAAAAAGAGGGCAGCTCTCTTTACAAGAAGAAGAGTTCATAAGAAAAAATATAAACTCTATTTCTATAGAGGACATAGCAGAACAACTTAATCGATCTTCTGCACCAATAGAAAGATACATATCAGAAAACCATTTACTGTTGGGACAAGAGAATCTAGAGAACATTGAATATTTAAAACAAAAACTACACAGTAAACCTTTTTGGCCAGAGATTAAAAAACAATTTGATGAGACTAGCGGCGAATTAGAATTATTTGAACAGACATGGGTAAGTTTGATCAAACAGTTTCGTGAAGATGTTTTACCGGCCGAAGAACTACAGATAAAGCAATTTATTACAATCGAAATTCTTATCAATCGCTCAATGAAAGAGCGAAAAAGACATATTACAGATACTGAAAAACTTCAAAAATTAGTTGATGATGAATACAAAAAGCCCGAAGATCAGCGAGATGTTCCAAAGCTTGCTAATATGGAAACCCAGCTTAATTTTGCCAGGAATAGTATTGCTAATTATACAAACGAATATACAAAACTTTTAAATGAACAACAAAAAATTAGTAAGGATCTTAAGGCCACAAGAGAACAAAGAATCAAAAGAATCGAAGATGGCAAAAGCTCATGGGTTGGACTTATACGAATGTTAGAAGACGAAGAAATTAGAGAAAGAGAAGGTCGTGAGATGGAGCTTATTAATTTAGCTACAGAGAAAGCAAGAAAAAAACTACAAGAGTTTCATACTTACGAAAACAAAGGTGTAGATCGACCATTTTTAATACCTGAAATAATAGAGAAAGAGGACGATGAGTAAAATAGCTTTAATTACTGGCATCACAGGACAAGATGGTAGCTATCTAGCAGATTTATTACTAGAAAAATCCGAATATGATTTAATTGTTGGATTACATCGTAGATCATCAACTGTTAACACATCAAGAGTCCACCACATTCTGCATCACCCCAAATTTATTCTAGAAGAATTTGATTTAACAGACCCTATTTCTGTTGCCGCTATTATAGAAAAATACAATCCAAATGAATTTTATAACCTAGCAGCACAGAGTCATGTAGGAACAAGTTTCAAACAGCCAACGACTACTTTTAACATCAATACAAATGGGGTTGTAAATATTCTTGATAGTATAGTTAAACATAGCCCAGGTACTAAACTATATCAAGCAAGTACCAGTGAAATGTTTGGCGCAAATTTTTCTGTTGATGTTAATACAGGAGAAAAATATCAGGATGAAAATACTAGCTTTAAACCTCAAAGTCCTTATGGCGTTGCAAAACTAGCTGCTCATAATCTAGTAAGAATTTATAGGGAAGGATATGATATTTTTGGTTGTTGTGGTATTTTATTTAATCATGAAAGCCCAAGACGCGGAGAGAATTTTGTAACAAGAAAAATCACAAAATGGATTGGAGAGTTTGTTAATAGCGGAAGATCAGAAAACTTTCCTAAACTAAGACTAGGTAATCTAGAGGCAAGAAGAGACTGGGGGCATGCAAAAGATTATGTTCGTGCTATGTGGATGATGCTACAACAAGATACTCCTGATGATTTTGTAATATGTACAGAAAGGACTCATTCGATTTCTGATTTTTTGAATGCATCTTTTAATTTAATAGACATTAATGACTGGGATGATTATGTTGTTCAAGACCCGGAATTTTATAGACCAGCAGAAGTTGATTACCTAAAAGGCAGGAGTTCAAAAGCTTTTGAAAAGCTAGGATGGAAACCAGAATTGAGTTTTGAAGCATTAGTAGCAAATATGGTTGAGTATGATACCAATAAAAAGCAATGTAGAAAAAATTGTAATGAGAAACTTTCATTCGCCAGAATATAAAGCCTGGAGAGTAGCAGTGTATAAAAGAGATAAGTTTACTTGTCAATGGCCAAATTGCACCATGAAAAATAAACTTAATGCTCATCACATAAAAAATTGGGCAGAATTTCCTGGCTTAAGATTTGAAGTTGATAATGGTATTACTTTATGTAAACATCATCATGATTCTATAAAAGGTATGGAGGAAATTTATGCAGCATCATTCCTCAGAATCGTTGCCTCCAAAAAACAATGAAGATTTTACCGTTATAATCGATACTAGGGAACAAAACCCGTGGGAATTTCAGTATCATGCTGTAGCTAATAAAAAATTAGACACAGGAGACTATAGTATCGAAGGCTATGAAAATGTATTATGCATAGAAAGAAAAAGTGGGATGGCAGAATTAGCGAGAAATGTAGTTGAACGAAGATTTAAGGATGTTATCGACAGGATGAAGAATTATAAACATTCTTATATTCTAATCGAGTGTGACTACGACCAATTAATGAATTATCCAAATGGTTCCGACGTACCCAAAAACAAGTGGAGCAAGATTAAAATTACTCCTAAGTTTATACTGAAATTTATTATAGAACTACAAATGAATCATGGTATACATGTTATGTTTTGCGGTAATCATGATTGGGCTCAAAAAACAGCTTTATCTATTATGAAAAGGATTTATGCAAAATATGAATCAAAATAAAAAGATTTTTGAAGACGCATGGTTAAATATTGGCGATACGTCTCAAATCAAAATAGCTCAAAATTTAATGATCAACAGAAGCAAAGAGGATATAGAAAATCCTGATGCTCATCTTGTCAAAATAATGAGACAGCCTAAATATTTTGGAATGACCTGTAAATTATTATTGGGTATAGAGCTTCATCCGATTCAGATAGCTGTGCTACAAGAATTCTGGAATCGACCATTTCCTATGTTTATTGCAAGCCGAGGTTTTGGTAAGAGTTTTTCGCTAGCTCTCTACGCAACACTAAAATCGATTTTCGTGCCTGGAACCAAAATAGTTATTGTTGGTGCTGCGTTTAGACAAAGTAAGCTTATTTTCGAGTACATGGAAAACATATGGAGAAATAGCCCAATTCTAAGAAGCATTTTTAACGGAAATGATGATGGCCCCCGAAGAGATGTAGACCGATGTACAATCCGATATGGCGACAGCTGGGCTATTGCAGTCCCTATGGGAGACGGTAGTAAGATTAGAGGTTTAAGGGCACACATAATCATTGCTGACGAATTTGCTTCCATTAGTCCAGATATTTATGAGACCGTAGTTGCTGGCTTTGCCGCAGTTAGCGCAAGCCCCATACAAAATGTCAAGGAAGAAGCTAAAAAACAAGCTATGAAAAAAGCTGGAATATGGAGTGAAGAGCTAGAAAGTATTTCTCATAAGATTAGCAATCAAGCAATTATTGCAGGAACTGCGGATTATTCTTTTAAGCATTTCTCTCAGTACTGGAATAGGTACAAAACTATTATAAACACCAAAGGAGATATCAATAAGCTCAAAGACATGTTTAATGGAGAGGTACCAGAAAATTTCAATTGGAAAGACTATAGCATTATCAGAATCCCATATGAATTAATACCAAAAGGTTTCATGGATGATAAACAGGTAGCACGAGCCAAAGCAACTATTCATACTGGTATATATAATATGGAATACGCAGCATGTTTTACAGAAGATAGTGAAGGATTTTTTAAGAGAAGCTTGATAGAAAGTTGTGTTGTTTCAGACAAGAAAGATATCATTGGTCCCACAAGCGGTAAAATTGTTTTTGACGCAACAGTTAAAGGTTCTTCCCATAAACATTATATCTATGGAATTGATCCTGCATCAGAAAATGACAATTTTAGTATTGTGGTTATAGAGTTAAATTCTGACCATAATAGAGTTGTTTACTGTTGGACTACTAATAGAAGTAATTTTAAAGAACGACAAAAAACAGGATTGGTAAACGAGCATGATTTCTATAGTTTTTGTGCCAGGAAAATTAGAAACTTAATGAAGGTATTTCCTTGTGCTAGGATAGGTATGGATGCTCAAGGAGGAGGTGTTGCAATCGAGGAGGCTTTACACGACCCAGACAAATTAGAAGAAGGAGAGCTGTTAATATGGCCTGTTATTGACTATAATAAATCCAAAGACACAGATAATCAACAAGGATTGCACATATTAGAACTTGTTCAATTTGCTAGAGCAGATTGGACAGCTCAAGCGAATCATGGTTTAAGAAAAGATATGGAAGATAAAGTTTTGCTATTTCCTAGATTTGATAATCTTACTTTAGGTTTAACATTAGCTAAAGAAGGACAGGATGTTATGGAATCTAGCTTAGAGAATTTATATGATAGTTTAGGAGAATGTATTTTAGAAATTGAAGACTTAAAGAATGAGCTTACTACTATAGTTATGACACAGACTAGTACTGGTCCGAACGCAAGAGATAGATGGGATACTCCTGAAATTAAAATGCCTAATGGCAAGAAAGGAAGATTAAGAAAAGATAGATATAGCGCTTTAGTAATAGCTAATATGCTAGCTAGACAGACTAGCAGAATATTACAAACTCCAGAATACGATATTATAGGCGCAAACGCAAGAGATTTTGGTAAACACGAAGGAGATATGTATAAAGGACCAGAATGGTTTACTAATGGAGCTAATGACGATTCGGTATATATGGGGATTTACAAATAATAAGTGTATTATCTTAATATTATTGCATTACTATTACAATAGAATTGAGAAAAATGAAAGAACATCCAAAAGTTAATGCTGCCACCAATCAACAAGAACCAGCATTTATAGCATGGGGAGACGATGAAGCAAGCAGAGCAGCTGCTATGCAACAATCCTCTGAGTCTTTATCTGAATACACTTCTATAAATTCTAACGAAAGATCTATAGGTTCCAGAAGATATTCTACAGACTATTCTAATTTAGACACGAATACTTCAGGAAGACCTGGTTTAACAAGATCTGATTATTACTACTTTAGACCTGGAGAGCAAATTCCCAATCAGGTCAAAAATATTATTAAAAAGGCCGAAGATATTTATCAAAGAGTTGGGTTAGTTAAAAACGTAATAGATCTTATGGGAGACTTTGCTAGTCAAGGCATTAGGGTTGTTCATAAGAATAAGAGAATAGAAAAATTTTATAAACAGTGGTTTAAAAAGGTTAATGGTAAAGAAAGGAGCGAAAGATTTTTAAATAACATATATAAAACAGGAAACATAGTTATTAACAGACAAACAGCTAAAATTAATATTAAAACCACAAATCAATTATATAGATCTGTCGGCTCTCCTGATCTTGAAGTTAAAAATATTGATAGGTATATCAATGAAAAAAAAGAAATTCCTTGGAAATATACTTTTATTGATCCTGTTGTTGTAGATGTTGCTGCGGGCTTAGTTGCTGCTTTTTCTATAGATAAAAGATATGAATTAACATTACCGGCTACTATTAGAAAAGCTATAAACAGTCCAAAAACAGATGCGGCTAGAGCTATTATTGAAACTTTACCAACTTCTCTAATAGAAGCAGCTAAATCAAAAAAACCGTATCCTTTAGATCCAAATAAAACTATTGTTTATCACTATAAAAAAGACGATTGGCAAGCTTGGGCATATCCTATGATATATGCAATTATGGACGATATTACGGTACTAGAAAAATTGAAACTTGCTGATATGGCAGCTCTTGATGGTGCTATTAGCAATATTCGTATTTTTAAGCTTGGTAGCCTAGATCATAAAATAGCTCCTACTAAAGCGGCTACCTCCAAATTAGCTCAGATATTGGGTAATAATGTTGGTGGAGGAACTATGGATTTGGTTTGGGGTCCTGATATCGAGCTTATAGAAAGCAAAACTAGTGTACATCAATTTCTTGGAGAAGGCAAATATATTCCTCACTTAAATTCAGTTTATGCTGGATTAGGAATTCCGCCAACTTTGACGGGTACTTATGGAGCAGCAGGCACTACTAATAATTTTATCAGCCTTAAAACTCTCACACAACGTTTGCAATATGGTAGAGAAATATTAACAGAATTTTGGGAAAACGAAATTTTGATCGTTCAAAAAGCAATGGGTTTTGCTCATCCGGCTAAGATAGAATTTGACACTATGGACCTCAGTAATGAAGAAGCAGAAAAGGCTTTACTAATTCAGCTAGCAGATAGAAATCTAATTAGTGACGAACTATTACAATTAAGGTTTGGTATGGATCCTGAAATGGAAAAAAATAGACTTAATAAAGAGTCTAGAGAAAGGAAAACTAATAGAATGATCAAAAAGTCTGGACCTTGGCATGATCCTCAACCAGAAAATAGTCTTAAAAAAATCGCTTTACAAGGAGGTATGGCTACTCCTAGCCAGGTTGGTTTAGAGCTTGGGGAAAAGAAAAAGGGAGAAAAGAATTTGATGGAATTAAAACAAGCTTTGGTTAAGCCCAAAGAACCAAAAGTTCTGCCTTCTAATGGGCCTAATTCTGAAAATATAAATGAAACTCAGCCGGGACAACCAGGTGAAGGTAGACCTATGAACTCCAAAGATTCTGAACCACGAAAAACTAGGAAGTTTACTCCTCAGACAGGAGCTAAACTGATGGTTTGGGCTTCAGAAGCTCAAGAAAAAATTAGTGCAGCAATTAATCCTATAATGCTTGATTTTTATGACAAAAAAAATTTGAGAAGCTTATCTAACGAAGAAACTAAAGAGCTTGATAAATTAAAAACGAAGCTTTTGTTTTCTCTGAATCCTTTTGAATCTTTGGATGAAGATCGTATATTAGCAAATGTTTCAGAAACCAATAATGATAATATTTTGTATATAACTAATCAATATAGTGTATGGTTAAATCAGTTAAAGGCAGATGTAAATAAAGAATTATCAGTAGATGATATCAAGCATATCAAGTCATCATTTTATTCTAATATTTTCAACAACGATTAAGATAGGTTTTTATAATGAAAATTTTTCAAGCAGAAATTGACGACGGTATTGATCATAAGATCGCAACGTCCTCTTCAATTGTGTATGCTGCTTTAGCAGAACCTGTTCCTTATAAATCAGAAAAAATCCATATTGATCAAGATCTAAAAACTTTGGCTTCTTATAGCGATGATGATCTTTATTATGTCCAATCTATTTTAGTTACTTCAAGCTGGAATAAAAATGACGATATATTCGATAAGTCTGAGGTTTGGGCAGCAAAGAAAACACCGGAAGATAAACCAACAAATTTAGAACATGATGAGTCTTTAATTATAGGTCACATTACTTCCAATTGGCCTATAGATCAAGAAGGAAATATTATTCCTGATGATTTAGACGTTGCTGAAATTCCGGACAAATATCATATCTTAACCGGTTCTGTAATATATAGAGGTTTTAGTCAGCCAGAACTAAAAGAAAGAGCTGAACAACTTATATCAGAAATAGAAAACGGAACTAAATATGTTAGTATGGAATGTTTTTTCAAAGGTTTTGATTATGGTTTAAGAAACAAAAATACTGGAGCTTATCAGGTATTAAGCAGAAACGACGACACTGCTCATTTGACTAAATACTTGAGAGCATATGGTGGCATGGGTGAACATGAAGATTATCAAATTGGAAGAGTTTTGAGAAATATAACTTTTTCAGGCAAGGGTTTTGTTAATAAGCCAGCCAATCCCGAAAGTATAATTTTTTCTAAAAACAATATTGTCGAGAAAAAAAATGACGATTTAATTAAAACAGGTGTATCTATGAATAAGTCAACCTCTAATATGGAGATATATGAAATGAGTGCAAATAAAGAAACTGTTGAAACAACCGAAAACGAAGAACTTGTATCAGCAACTACGGTTGTTGAAGAATCGGTTTCTGAAATCGAACAAATTAAACAAGAACTAGAAGCTGCGGTTAAACAAATGTCTATGAAAGACATGGAAATGAAAAAGAAGGATGAAGAAATGAAGAAGAAGGAAGAAATGGCCACGAAGATGAAAGCTGAATTTGATGAGCAGATATCTGTTCATGTTCAAGAATCTGAAGCTGCTATGAAAAACAAGAATGAAGAAATGAAAAAGAAAGACGAGCAGCTAGAAAAAATGAAAGCCGAGGTTGAATCATTAAACGAAGTTCTTGCTGGCTATAAGAAGCAAGAAGAAGAAATGGCTAAGAAAGCAAAGATGATGAAAAGAATGGCTGCTTTAACAGAAGCTGGTGTTTCCGAAGAAGTTGCCGCTTCAGCGGTAGAAACATTTGAAAATATTGACGATACTGCTTTTGAGGCTATTGCTAATATGCTAGTTAGCCAAAAAAAGACAGATGTTGAATTGACAGAAGAAACAGTTCCTGAACCAACAGTAGATGCTTCTGTTTTGGAAAACGTAGAAGTTGAACAAGATATTAATCTTGGTGTCGGTTCAGAAGATTCTTCTGATGTTAACTCAACTCGTGCAGAACTTCTAGAATTTGTATGTGCTAGACTAGGCAAAAAACTCAATAAGGGAGAATAAAAATGGCTCTTAAACCTGATCGTATCGAAACATTAACAGACGTTTCTTTCTTCATGAACACAACTGCTGTTAGAGGCGGAGTTGTTTCCGCAGTAACCAGTGGTTCTGGAGTATCAATGGATGATGCTAATGGTGTAGTAGCTTATGCTACAAATCCAAGCGGTGCTCTTCCTGTCGGCGTTCTATTAAATGATGTTGTTAATCTAGATTTAACTAGACAACACATTAATTGGCACAAAGATGAAGTACAAGTAGGCGGAAAAGTAACTCTACTAAGAGTAGGTCAAGTTACAACCGACCGTGTTACTGGAACCCCATCAGCAGGTAGTGGTGCTTATGTTGGTGCTAATGGTCTTATTAGCACAGATTCAACAGACGCCGTAAAGATAGGTTCTTTCCTAAGTTCAGTTGATTCCGACGGTTACGCCAAAGTATCAGTCAATATTCAGTAATTTTAAAAAGGGAGATCACAAATGTCAGCAGTAAATAGTAAAACTTTTCAACCAACAACTGAACTAACAGATCTTTTAGTTCGTTCTGGTTCATCCAATAGAGAGGTTTCTCTTGGAGCTAACGCAGAAATTGCTAAAGCTCTAGAGCAGCCACTAAGACAGGGGTTACTTAGTGGAGATATCCTGAATGGTATTTTTGAACCAATCCAATTGGCTCAGAGTGCTACTCCAGAATTTCCATTAGATTTCCTAGCTCCTGGTACAGAAAAAGATTTTGTTGCTTACACCATTCCTAATCACGGATATATTCCAGAGAAGCATGTAGAAGGCGACTATGTCATGGTTCCAACCTATGACATTGGAGCTAGTATCGACTATCTCCTAAAGTATGCTCGTGATGGTAGATGGGATGTTGTTGGTCGCGCTATGGAGGTTCTAGAAGCTTCCTTTACCAAGAAAATGAATGACGACGGTTGGCATACACTTCTAGCCGCTGGTGTTGATCGCAACATCGTAGTTTATGATAGTGATGCTGCTGCCGGTCAGTTTACTAAGAGACTTGTTTCTCTTATGAAAACTGTTATGCGTCGTAATGGTGGTGGTAATAGCGCTAGCAATAACCGTGGCATTTTAACTGATCTTTATGTTTCACCAGAAGCAATGGAAGATATTCGCAACTGGGGAATTGATCAGGTTGATGAAATGACACGTAGAGAAATCTATACAGCGGCCGATGGTACTCTAAACCGTGTATTTAGTATCAATTTACACGATCTAGATGAACTTGGAGAAGGCCAAGAGTATCAGTTGTTTTACAGCAATGTTTTGAGTGGTACTTTACCAGCTAGCGATAACGAAATTGTTGTTGGTCTAGACCTCAGAAAGAGAGATAGCTTTATTATGCCAGTTCGTCAAGAAGTTCAAATCTTCGAAGACGCTTCTCTTCATCGTCAGAAGAGAGCTGGTTTTTATGGCTGGGCAGAACAAGGCTTTGCTGTTCTTGATAACCGCAGAGTTCTTCTCGGTAGTCTCTAGTCTCCATAAAGACGTTCTAGAAAAAAAAGGGGCTGGCCTGTGCCAGCCTCTTTTATTTAGGTGTATTAATTATTGACACTATAACTTTTATTTCTAGAAAGGTCTATATATGGCTTGGCAACAAGAAATCTTAACTCTAGTCAGAATATTAGTTAACGATTTATCCGAAGAACCAGTATATGGCGACGATCAAATATTACAATCTATAGTAGCTTGTGTTAATTTTGTTCAGTATGATGTGTCTCTGGACACAAAATATACAGCAGATATCTCTAATATTACAATAAGTCCTGACCCAACTGTTAATAAAGACGATATCTTTGTTAGTTTACTTGGTCTTCGTACAGCATGCTTGTTAGATCAGAGCACATTTAGAACAAAAGCTGCTTTAGAAGGAGTTAGAGCTTCTTTAGGACCAACAAGTTTAGCTGTGCAAAACCATCTTTCTGGTTTCAAGCAAATTTTAGAGCACGGCCCATGCAAAACATATTATGATCTTACTGAACATTGGGACGTTCAAAATGCCACTGCGATTGCTGCTATTCTTAGTCCTTTTGTTGGCAATAAATTTGATCCTTTTGTTTTTCCATATAGTGATCATAGAAATAAAAACTTTTACGCATAAACAATACAAGGTAATAAAATGCCAGCAGCTAACTATAACTTCATTATTGAACAAGGAACTTCTTTTAAATTGGCATTAACTTATAAAAACGCTAATCATGATATTGTAGATTTAACCGATTGGTGCGCTAGATTAATTATGAATCCAAAGTATAATACTCCAACCAAAATATTTACAACAACTAATCTAGATCATAGTATGTATCATTTTTACATAGATGGTCCAAACGGGAAAATCGTTCTGCTTATACCTGCTGTAACAACAAATGGTTTTTTATTTGATGCTGCTAAGTATGAACTAGAGTTACAATCTCCCGATGATTTTTATGCTCATGGAGGTAAATATACAACAAGAGTATTAGAAGGTGTAATTACTATTAAAAAGCGTAATAGCGAATATTCTGAAACATTGGATTGTCAATAATGGCTAATTACAACTTACACATAGTAGATGATACAGAAACCTATCATCTAATACAAGAAGAAGTTGTTTACAATATTGAAGTTATTGACACAGAAAAATTGCTTATTAGTGATTTGCCAGACAATATACCTTTATCAAAAATTAGCGGATTAGATGCGTATTTAGACGAATATGAATTCGACTGCGGAGACCCGTTACCACCTTAAAAAAATAATACCTTAGTAGAGAGAGATTATTATGGCTGTAAATACTTTAATTCAAATCAGGAGAGGTACTTCTTCTGAATGGTTTAACGCAACAGAAGAGCTGGGCCAAGGAATTTTATATAGAGGAGAATGGGGATACGAAACAGATACTGGAAGATATAAGATTGGTGACGGGTCTACAGCATGGAATTCTTTAGGGTACGCAGCTGTTTTACCGACTGATTTTACTGGGACTGATGGTATAGGATTAACTACTGGTATTAATGGTAGTGGTTTAACGATTGGTGTGACGGGAATTCAATCTACTCAAGTTAATGATTTTACAACAGCTGTACAGACTATAGTAGATGCCGATAGTATTGATACCGAACAAGTTCAAGACATTATTGGCGAGAGCGGAGTTACTGCTGGTTACGGTATATTAAAAGACTATAACGATACTTCTGGACTTACATACATTAGTATCACAGGAACTCCAACCAATATTAGCGCAGTTTCTGGCTTAACAACTGTTAGATTTTTTTCTGACACAACCGTAGACGGAGAAACAGTTAGAAACTATACTTATACTGTAGCTCCTGTTGATACCTTATTAGATCTTTCACAAAATCTTACATCCACCGCTTCAGAACTTAATGTACTAGATGGAGTTTCTCCTGGAACTGTTAGTGCTGGAGATGCGGTAGTAGTAGATGGAAGCAAGAATATTACTGGTTTTAATAATATTAATGCTGCTAATGTTGTAACAGCTTCTGGAGGATTTGTTGGAGATTTAACAGGCAATGCCGATACAGCTAGCCAAGTCAAAACTGTCACAACAGATACAGGAACACACTATCTAGCTTTTGTTGATAGTGACAATGTTTCTCTTACCGATGAAACAGTAAGAACAGATGGGGATTTGTCGTACAACGCTGCTACTAATTTACTTTCTGTAGGACAGATCTCGACCACCGGGGCTGTGCAAATAGGTGGAGACCTTACTGTTGCTGGAACAACAACCACAGTTAATTCTACTGTTGTTGAAATTGGTGACAATATCATCAGGGTTAATACAAGTGGTTTGTCTACTGGTGGTATAGAAGTACAAGATGGATCAACTAGTAACTATAAGCAATTAATATGGAATAATGCTAATAGTAGATGGGAATTTGCTGGATCAGAAGATGTATATACTGGTGGAGACATTACAGCTAACACGCTTGTTTCTACAGTTGCAGGAGGGACTCCTCCTCTTTCGGTTACTTCTAATACTTTGGTGAATAATTTAAATGCCGACCTCTTAGATGGTCAACACGGATCTTACTATAGAAGCTGGAATAATGCTACAGATAAGCCAGATCCTACTATTACAGTTGCTTTAACAGGAGATGTTTCTGCTAGTGGTTCTTATACTTGGACAGACTTAAGTGGCAACGTTTCTCTTGTCTTAGGTTCTACTGTTCTTAATAATAGTGTTATTCTAGGTGACGATACAACAGGAGATTATGTAGAAAGCTTAAACGTTAGTGGTACTGGACTAAGTATTGATGTAACTAGTGGCGAAGGTCAAACTCCAACAATCACTAGCAATGCTACTCCAGCCAATACTAATAATACTTTAGTTGCTAGAGATTCTAGCGGTGGATTTAGTGCTGGTTTAGTAGTTGCTACAGGATTTTCTGGAAACGGTAGTCAGATTACTGATATTAATGCTAGTAATATCGCTACTGGAACATTAAATTCAGCGAGACTACCTTCTGTTAGTCAGACTAATACTACAACAGGCCCAACGGCTAATTTTGTAAGTAGTGTGAGTGTTGACAGTTATGGAAGAGTAACTGGGCTTAATACAACAACCCACACATTAGCTACCACAACTGTTAAAGGCATAGCTAGCTTTAATACTAATGATTTTTCAGTTACAACTGGTGCTGTTTCTATTAAAACTAGTGGTGTTAGCAATAACCAACTAGTTAATGATAGTGTTACTTTTGGCACTACTGAAGTTGAATTAGGGTCGAGTAGCAATAGAATAGACGGATTAGTTGCAATTAGTGGAGCTAGTGCGGCAGCTCCAACAGTCCTATCATATTGCTTAATTGACGGTGGTTCGCCATAATAAGGAGGCCACCATATGACCGTAAAAGGTGGTCCAAAGATTGTATCAGATGGATTAGTATTTAATCTAGATGCTGCTGGTGCTGTGAGTGATAAGGGATATGATCCTGAAGGATTAACGATTGAATATCTCATTGTTGCTGGTGGTGGTGGTGGTAGCGGTTGGGGTGATGGTGTTGGGGGAGGTGCTGGTGGATTTCTTTTAGACTCCACTAAGCTAACTTCTGGAACTTATACTGTTACTATTGGTGCTGGTGGTGGAAGAGGTACTAATAGTAGCGGATCAAGAGGGTCAAATGGTGGAGATAGTCAAATTGGAGATTCTTTGATCGCATATGGCGGTGGTGGTGCTGGATGTAAGAATATTCAAGATGGATTGGCTGGCGGTTCTGGTGGTGGTGGATACGGTAATAATAATGTTCCTCATGGAGTCGGTGGTTCTGGAGTGCCTGGACAGGGAAATGATGGTGGAGATGGAATTAATTATTACAGAGGTGGTGGTGGCGGTGGTGCTGGTGCTGCTGGAACTCCTGGTACTTCTGCTCCTACCAGTGGATTATCTAAAGTTCCTGGTGGAATAGGAAGAGTTGCTAAAATAGATTTTAACTGGCAATATTATGCTGGAGGTGGCGGGGTTGGCGGTTGTTGTAGCAGAGGAGATGGCTCTGGTGGATTAGGCGGCGGTGGCAGTGGAGGAGACACAAACACAGACGGTGTTGCTGGAACAGCAAATACTGGCGGTGGAGGTGGAGGTGGAGGCAGTTATTTTAACAGGGCTACATTTGGAGGAAATGGTGGTTCTGGTATAGTAATGATTCGATACAGAGGAAAACAAAAAGCTACAGGTGGAGATTCAATAGTTTATAAAAATGGATATACAATTCATACTTTTACTAGTAGCGGTAGTTTTGTTCTTAGCGAATCTCTTGATGGTTTAAGTACTAGTAAGATTGTTGGTACTTTAAATAATATGGGGAGTAGTAATTATAATAGTGGCAATAAGGGATATTTTAATTTTAACACAGATGAATACATTGACTGTAGTGCTTATGCTGATAATTTAATATTTAGTTCTCCAGCGACAATATCTTGTTGGTTTATGCCTCTTCATGACAAAAATACTGGTTCTGTCTTATTTTCTATGTCCAATGATGTCGCTGTTGGAACTACTGGTTCATATGCTTTTATTTTTAGGTATGGAAATGTAACTGGTACTATACCAGCAGAAACATTTTGTGTTCATAATTATAATGGTAGTAATTCTCAAACTCAAGCTACTTTTTATGGAATAGCAAATGGTTATGATTACCAAAACCAGTGGGTTAACGCTGTGTGTGTTGTAGAAAATAATACATGGAAAGTTTATGTAAATGGGTCATTACAAACTTTAACTAAAAGCACTTATTGGAATGGTTCTTTATTTACGTTCGGAGATCATATTGCATCAAAAGACAATGTTCGTATTGTTACTGCTGGTTCAAATATCAATATGGCTAGTTTTCAGATATATAATATTGGATTGTCAGCAGATCAAATCCTAGACAACTATAATGCTACTAAAGGGAGGTTTGGATTATAATGGGAATAGCATACGGTGGTTTTATATATGATAGCATTAGTGCTAAAACACAACTAAAAGAGAATGCCTACACTGTTATAAGAGATAGACTTACTGGTAGACCTCTTGTAAACGAGAAGGTATGGGTTGATGTCGAAACAGACCCTACTGGTGCTTGGTTTTGTGTGTTTATTGCGTATCCCAGAATTAGATCTCCATATGTAACAACTAGGTATGGTTCAACTCCACCACATCCAACTATAGATACAGATATGAATAAATTATCAGATTCAGATATTAAAGCAATATTAAACAATGGATTTAAAGAAACACGAACACAATGGTATCATACTTCAGTAGAATTTGGTTCTGTATTTGCTAATGGTAGTTTGAGTAATAGGGGCACTCAATATAATTTATTTGAAAATCCAAATTTATGGAGTAGTAATGCTACTAGTTCAGGAGCAAGGTTTAAAAGAAAATGGGGAGGAGTTGCAGATTATACAGATTGGCAAACATCTGGTAGTGATGGATGTTCAGGTGCTGTTGGAGGATGGAGTAATTATTATAAAGCATCATGTGTTCAGTCTTGGTTTGCGGGATGCGAAGGTGGACCAGCTATAAATCATAGATGTGCTGGCAGTGTTCAAGATAGAGCAGAAAAACTAATAGTATGGGCTAGATAAGGATAAAAAATGATAAAACAACTATTAATGATTAAAGATATTAACAATAACTGGTCTTATATACTTAATATTTATCTTACAGAAGGAAAATCTGTTTCTGACGAACAGGCTATAAGTATTTTACAAAATGATCTTAATATAGATATCAATTCTATTGTTATAGAGAATAACGAAATATATGCACTTCTAGATCAAGAAATACCATGTAGAAATTGTGAGGAGGAATAATGGCACACTTTGCACAAATAGACGAGAACGGTACAGTTCAACAAGTAATAGTAGTAAGCAACGATAATTGCTGTGGAGGAGAGTTTCCCTCAAGCGAAAGTTGTGGGCAAAGGTTCATCAACCAGCTTGGTTTAGCGGGAACATGGCGGCAAACTAGCTATAACAGCAATTTCCGTAAAAGATACGCTGGAATAGGGTATAATTATAATGAGGAAAATGATGTTTTTATTCCACCACAACCTTTTCCTAGTTGGACTTTAAACGAAGATTTTGATTGGCAAGCTCCAGTTCCTTATCCTGAAGATGATGCTGAATACTATTGGGACGAAGAGAATCAAACATGGGTTTTAATGGAAAAGAATAATGGCATATAGAAATGGTCCTAAAATCGTTACTGATGGTTTAGTTCTCTGCTTGGATGCTGCTATAAGTAAGAGCTATCCGGGGAGTGGGACGACTTGGTATGATTTGAGTACCTCAAAAACAAATGGTAATTTAATAAACGGTACAACTTTTACCAATTCTAACAATGGCATTTTGAATTTTGATGGAACAAATGATTATATTAATCTTGGTACTAATAAATCAAATTTGATTTTTGGAAATAGTAATTTTGCTATATTTGCATGGGTATATAGATTTAATACCAATACTGGATGCGTAATATGTGGTCAGGCTGATTTAGCAACAGCGACTAATAGTGCTTGGGTTTTTTATGTCTCATCTACGGCAAAATCAGATGTGTATATAGGAAATACTGGAAAAGGAGTTTTTTCTCCAAATCCCCCCATTAATACATGGTCATATGTTGGATTTGTTAGAAATAATGAAAACTTATTAACCTATTTAAATGGATCAGTTGTTGACTCAAGGTCGGATTTGAGTACTAGTGCAATAAATTCTGGTTCTACAACTTATCCAGCCACAATAGGCGGATTTGCAACTTCTATTAACGTATTAAATGGATACATGTCATCTGTTGTAGTTTACAAAAATAAAATATTTTCAACGCAAGAGATCCAACAAAACTATAATGCCACCAGAGGGAGGTTTGGAGTATGAGTATTTTTGGTGGTCCCGATATAAAAACAGATGGTCTTATTTTGAGACTACAGGCTGCTAATAATAAGAGCTATGTTGGTAGCGGCACTTCGTGGAAAGATCTTTCTGGTAATGGAAGAAATTTTACACTGGTTAATTCTCCTACATTTTCTACAGTAAGAAAAGGAAAATTTATTTTTGGAGGAACTAATCAATATGCTAACTATACTTCACCTATCTTAGCAAATAGAGATCAATTTACTTGGTCAGGTTTTGTAAAATTTAATAATATACAACCTCTTAGAGTGACGCCTTATTATCAATTATATGCAGAAAATAATCAAGTATGGATTGCTCAATTTGATAATGCTATTGGCATAGATCTCAGACAAAGTGATAATGTATGGTTTGATGGTCAAGGAGGTTTCGCTAAAGGTGCTCAAATAGGTAAAAATCTTATATGTAGAAATACTTGGTATCATATAGCTTGGACATTTAATCGTTATGGAAACAGCGGAACATCTGGCCAGGTGAAAGGTTATTTGAATGGTCAGCTTGTTAATACAACAAACACAGGAAAAACGGGAACAATATTCAATAATAATCAACCGGCACAAATAGGATGGTGGACCTCTAGTACTTATTTTGATGGAGAAATGACTGCTGTTTCTATTTATAGTAGACAACTTAGCGATAAAGAAATTTTAGATAACTATAATTCTTTTAGTGGAAAATACTATGAAGACCTTTCTATTTATGAAAATGTAACATATTCAACTGATACTGCTGCAAATCTTCTTATAAGCAACAATGGAGGGAAGAGTGTTGACATGGTTAAAATTGCCAGTAATGGTGGATGGAACTCCCAATATTATTCAACCCAGGGATTCACTGCACCATGCACAATAGAATTTAGAAAAAAAGCTCCATATACTTACAATGGTACATCTGCTGCTATGATAGGATGGAATGTAGACCCAACAACAAATGCTAGCTATACCAGCATAGATTATGCTGCTTATCCACATAGGGGCGATTTGTATTATCTATACAATAACGGTGGTGGAATTAATACTGGAGTGTCATGGGATACAAATGAAAAAATATACATAGTATACAATACAGATGGAACATTAAAACATTATAATGGCTCAGTATTAAAGTATTCTGTTAATTATGGAACTGGAAAAACTGTTTATGTTGATACTTCTTTTTATCACACCAATCACATATACGGTGGCTTTGATAACGTTAGAGTAGCTAAAAAAGCCTGGAATGGAACAGCATATGTATAGGAGAGAATTATAATGGCAAATTTATATGGACCAAGACATTTTTACAAAATGAGATAAAATACATGAGAACAGAAACAGAAATTATAGATGGTATTAAAGTCACTAAAGTTATATACGAAGAAAATGATATGCGTAATGATAGTGAAAAAGAATCAATTTTAACCATATGTGAATCTTGTGATAAATATAACGATGGTTCTTGTGCTGAATGTGGTTGTTTAATACAAGTTCTTATTGGCATGAAAGACAATCATTGTCCTATAGGTAAATGGTGAAAATATGGGAATCAACTATAATAAACTATCCTTCCCTGTTTATCAAGATATGATAGATGAGGTGATTATCGCTGAAGGAACAATTATTTCACAAGGAAACACCGGTAGGCATAATACTTATGAAATAATATTTCAAAACAATGCTTATGGCTGTGGAAATCCTGCCAGTGGTATTGCTCTTATTTTTAAAGACACTAATCCAAATTGGAAATGCGTAACGCTTGAATTTTCTTTAACTGGATGGGCCGCTTGTTGGTCCTTCTGTCACACAGCTCCTTATTCTTTAACCAGTGTTAATCTTAATTTAGAGCCATATAACGAGGCATTAGGAGATAAGATCTTATATCCTAAAAATTCTTGGGAATTTCCTGCTGTTGCCAATCATAGTAGAGTAGCAAATTGTGATGGTTCTAATGCTGATAATTTCTTTTCTCAAGATTTTAATGCATATCAACCAAAAACATTTTTTATGAGCAGAAGAAGAAATACTAGCGGTAATCTAGCTGGAATAAGACATACTAGAAGTTGTAGCTCAACGGGTACTGGTGCAAGAACACACATTAAAAATATCAGATTGTATACATAAGGAATAAAAATGTCATACGCAAACGGCCCCAGAATAGTTACAAATGGATTGATTTGCTATCTCGATGCAGCAAATCGTAAATCGTACCCAGGAACTGGAACAACTTGGTACGATCTTTCTAGCAATGCTTATCAAGCCACTATTGCAAATGGTCCTGTTTTTAGCGAAGTCAACAAGGGCAGATTTGATTGTGATCCTACAAATGATTTCGTATATTTAAATAATACTATGAATACTGCATATGTTACTGTTTCTGTTATCTATAAAAAGGATAGTAATAGTGGAACAGGTGATCACATAGTATGGAATAAAGAAAATGTTTGGGAACTTAGAGATGTAAGCAATAATCTTTCCTGGGCTGTCAGTACTAGCAATCAAATTTGGTTTTGGTATGATACTGGATATGATGTTACTTTGAACCAAATATTAAAGGTAGACATAACTTATGACGGAAACTATGTAAAAACATGGATTAATGGTAGCTTGTATCATACATATACATATCCTGCTGGTGGGACTTTAACTCAGTCGTCTAGTTATCCAAAGTTAAATTCTCGACATGTTGGACAGACCACTTGGCAAAATGGTGGCGATCATACTTACTATAATTTTTCGGTTTATAATAGAGCATTAAATGCTGATGAGATTAAACAAAATTACGAAGCATTAAAAGGAAGATACGGATTATGAGTAATAATTACGGCCCCAGAATAGTAACAGATGGACTCGTTTTGTGTCTGGATGCAGCGGATAGGAATAGCTATCCAGGGAGTGGTAATACATGGTATGACCTTTCAGGAAATGGTAGAGATTATACTTTTGATACTAATTATGTAACGTATAATTCATCAAAATACTTCGACGTTGCATATAATGACACTGCCTATAATTTTATAGGTCCAGCTTCTAATACTTTTGGATTTAATTCAAATATGGAGCATACTATATTTTGCCTATTGGATATTGGTAATGCTTATGCTAGTAATTTTTTTGCTTGGTCAGCTACGCCAAGCGTAGGTACAGATAGTAGAGCTATCTTTACTCATTTTCCTTGGGGTAGTTTTCTTTTTTATGATGTAGGAGGATGTTGCGGAGGTACTCAGAGATTGTCAAGTTCTACATTAGGGACTACTCTTACAAGTGGAGGATTTTTTAATGCTACATGGAGAACTAGGACGCAATCTACTCCAGTTAAGCATATTTTTAAAAATGGACAAGTTGTGTTATCTGGACACACAAGTACACCTACGATGACATGGGATCAAACAGGAGCAGCTGGTATAGCAAACAAATGGCTAGGGAAAATAGCTAATTTTATTGTGTATAACAGAGCACTATCTGATGATGAAGTCACACAAAATCACAATGCACTCAAGGGCCGATTTGGCCTCTA